ATCCTTGTCCATATCAACATCAATTTCAACTGTGGCGGTGTCCTCCATAAGCCTGCGCTCCAGTTCCTCGCGTGAGGTTCCGTCTCCAAGAGGGTCTTTCGCCTGAACAATGATGTCTTGTGTGTCCTTCATGCCGTAGTAGTTCTTGGCGCGGAAGATGTAGACCACCTTGTCAATGAACCCCAGAAGTGCCAAGTCTGCGTCAATGGCGGACAAATAAATTTTCGCAGCCTTTATCAATTCTGAACGTTCGCCGCCCTTAGTCCTCCGCACTTCCCAATCCCAGAGGGTTTGCGGACAAGTTCCCAGAGCGAGCGAAAGCTTCTCCACAGTAGGAATACCGCCGCTCTGTGCATAGTACTCAAAAAATGCGACAAGCCGCTGACGGCAATCCTCGTCATCCTTGACCTTAGGCGAACCGAACCAGTGCCCGATATCCGAGATTATACCGCTTAAAACCTCGGGCGGCGCTTTGCAGTGGAGTTCGGAGCTCGCCGATTTTGAGCCGCGCTTTGCGGGCTTTCCCTGTTTCATTTCTTCGAGCTCCTGCTTTTTCTTTTCCTCAAATGTTGGCATTATCAACCCTCCCAATATTGTTAAGTTCTTCAACAACGACATTGTGTTCTGTACTCATTCTGTTACCTCCAGATCCCTCAAATTCCGAGCCATAAACCCGTCCTCGCCTGTAAGTAACTCAACACATTCCAGAGCGAGCGGCAGCTTATCAACACCTTTAGCCTTTGTTATCGCGATACGCAGCGCGTCGGACTTGATTATCGCGTCCTGATACTTTCCGTACATCTCGGCGCTGTGATCGAAGTGCTCGCGCTCACGTTGATAGATCTTCCGCGCTTTCTCAATATCCTCGCGAAGCAGCTCAGCGGGGATATTATCTCGGCGGCAGCGTATACCAAGCTGTTCGATAGTCGCCAGGAATTTGAACTCACACGCAGGTAACTTGCTGTAATCGAGCGTTCCGCGCCATGCCTGCCGTTCAAGCTCAAGCATATTCTCCATAATTCTCAAAGCCTCCTATATTGTGAAATGGTGGAGGGGGTGGAGGACTATATATAACCTTTTCTATATATTCAATTTATTTTTTATAAACTAAACATATAGTAAACCCTCCACGCCTCCACCGCTTAGCTGCACAAACTAATTCCGATGTAGTAATTTCCGTCCTTTCGCGATATTTTTTTGAACCTCTTGGTGACCTCAACGCCGAATTTCGTGTTGGAAAACTTATGCTCGTTGAACTTCTCCGCCCACTCCACATAAGCGGCGAAGAGAGCGCCCGCCTTGACATACGCGTCATCGCGAACCTCGCAGCGATCTTCGATAAACGCGCTGACAACGTCCATTTCGCGGCGGTATTCCGCAACGGCGGCGAGTATTGCCTTAGGCATATGCAGCCCATCTCTCTGCCACATCAGGCAGCCCTCGGCCGCCCAGCGGAGTATCGCGGGATATTCGGCGCGGAGCTTTTCGCCAAGCTGCTTATCGACACGGCTCTCTGGAATATCCACGGTGAACGGTATCAGATGTATACGCCGCCAGATACCTTTATCAGTGCCGCGGATTATCGGCTTGTGATTTGTCGCTATCCAGAGCTTGAACTCGGGCAGAAACTCAAACTCATTGCCGTAGAGCTTGCGCGCCGTCACAACGTCGCCGCCCGTCAGCTGCTTAAGTAAGCCCTCGTTGAGCCGCACCCCCTCGTTCGGTTCGGTGGAAGTAACGAAACGCGCACCGCGCAGCCGCGCTATATCCGAGTTTGCACCGCTGCTGTTTGGTTTTATCATCAGCGTTTCGGGCTGGATATTTATCGCGTAATCTCCGCAGATGTCGCGTATAACGTCCAGGAACGTCGATTTTCCGTTGTTGCCCGAGCCGTACAAGAAAAACGCGCATTGCTCGTCCGTTCGCCCCGTCAGCGAGTAGCCGACGGCTTTCTGAACATAATGTATAAGCTCGTCGTCGCCGCGGAATATCTCCGACAGGAATTTTTTCCAGCGCGGGCAGCCGGAGTCTCTTTCGGCCAGAATATCTACCGGGGACAGTTTCGTAATGAGCCAATTCGGATCGTGCGCGGTCAGCTTGCCGCTTTTCAGAGAAATCACTCCCGATAACGTATTGAACGCCATTTTATGCTGATCCAGTTGCTCGGGAGTGACGGGCAGTATCGGGCGGCATTCGCTCTCGCAAGCAGTCTTCCCCTTATGTGAGCGCGAATATTTCATGTGTTTTGAAAACGCGTCCTCCGCGTCCTTTTCTCCGTTGCTTTGGTAATATTTAAGCTCGTTTTTCATACTCTCGACCGAAACGTTAACCGCACGGAAAACCGCGCCGTCATCATCGTATTTCCAACGTGTCTTATCCCAGTACAGCCAGGATTTATCTATATGGTTATAGCGGAATAACCCGCCGTAGTTGTCCACAAATCTATGTGCATTGCCCGTGTCGTCAAACGAATAGAAACGATCGGGGCTTTGTTCGTTCAGCAGTCCGTCTATCGCGTCCTGCTGTTCGGACGTTAAATCACTGTATTTTGTTTTCAAGTTCTGTAATTACCCTCCTTCCGTATTCTGCAATAAAATCAGCCTTATCCGAGGCTGTTCCCGTGTTGAGAACGTTCAGCGCCCAATCGACAAAATCCATATTTCGCAGAGCCTCGGTAAAGCGTTCGTCAAACTGTTCGTCAGGCGTTTTGGGGGTGTACTTTTTGCGATTCTCCGATAGCTTTATGTAATAATCACGGAGAATTCTGAATAGCCGCCATGTAAGCTCTTCAAACTGCTTTTGTTTTGATTTAACGCGTATTCGGTGCAGCTCGCCGATTGTCGGGGCAGCGTTCCAGCTATCCGGAACGCTTATCCCGAAATCCCGAGCGAGCTGCTTACACGCTTCTATCGGCGTTATTCCGAACAGCTTTGCGGTGAAGTCTATAACCGAAAAATCGCCGCCGCACCCGAAACAATGAAACCGCTTGTCGATTATCGCGCTCGGGTGCTTTTCACTGTGGAACGGACAAAGGCACATTCCGCGGCGATTTACCTCAATACCGTACAGCTCCGCCGCCTGCCGAGCAGTAACATTTTCCTTTATCGTATCGTAAATATTCATCAAAACGGATAGTCATCGTCACTTGACGCACTCCCTGCCGCAGTATACGCCGCAAAATCGGCAGCGGGCGGTGCGGCATATCCCGCAGCGCTCGGTGCACTCGTTTTCTGAACATGCTTCACCTCAGGAAAGTCCGTCGGGTATCTCATGTCAACCTTCTCGTAATATTTGTCATTGTAATCATCGTGATACAAATGCACTTTGATCGGCTTACCTGTAAGCTCCGCAAGAAACGCGCCGAGACTTTCGTAATCCTTTCCGTTGGGCAGACGCGCCGCACGAGCCAGCGCCATAAGCTGCCCAAAATTGAATCCGTCAACGGACAGATCGTCTTCGTTAGGCTCACGCTTTTTCCAGATATCGTCGAAGATCAAGCCGTTTTTGAATTTCTGGTCGATATCGTTCCTGATAACGTATCTGAATGCGATCTTTTCCTTTCCGTTCGGCGTGGTTGTCGTTTCCGCTTTCAGAATAACTACTTCGTAATCGCCCTCGGGCTTGAGCATACCGCCCTCGGTTGCCTTGTTTGTGTCTGTTTTAAACATCTTGTGTTCCTCCCGTAATTATATTTTTTGCGTCTTCAACGCTCCTCGCAACACCTGCGAGAGCGCCGTATCCGCGCATTTTTCCGATAAAATTTTTCTGCTCGGCGGAGACTCTCCCCGCCGCCGTTTTGACCTCGATAAATACTGCTCTGCCGTCCGATAATCGAAATCCGAACAAGTCCGAAAAACCTTTCGGCAGACCCGTTTCGAAATATCGTTCGTCAAACGTGTGACCGCTGCCAACATTGGCGCGGAACAGCACCGCGATATCGGTGCACGCAGCGCGAATTTCGTTTTGTATCTTATGTTCTTCCGTCATATTTAAAACGCATAGCAGCTCTGCCAATTTGTCGCCCCGGGGCGACAAAATCTTTAGCTGCTGCGCTCAATTAACCCCCTTTCTTTCGCTTGATAATACGCCCACCCGGGTTTGTAGTTATGCTGCTTTGCGTAGTCCAGAAGCTCGCGGTATGTGCGGCAGTCGGCGGGCGTTTGCGTGTCCAGCTTAAAGCCCTCTATCTTTTGCAGCTCGGCGCTCTCGGTCTTGATCTCGCGGCGCTCCTTTTTCGGGAACTCATATCCGCAATTCGGACATATAACCGCTTCGCCCTTATCATCGGGCGGAACGAACGTGTAAAAGCACTCGGGGCACTGCTTGACCGTAACGTCCTCGTCAACCTGCTTTTTGGGCTTTTTCGGCTTGCCCTCAAGCGTCCATTCGCGGTCGTCGTCGGGCAGCCCAAACCGCGCGTAATTGCCCACATGGTCGATGATAACAGCGCGTTTTCCCTCACGGTAACGCATAGCCCTCATCGACTGCTGAATATACAACGTGAGCGACTGTGTAGGACGGAGCAATATAGCGCACTCGCAGTCGGGAACATCAAAGCCCTCGCTTATCAAGTCGACGTTGCAAAGCACCATTATTTCCCCGTCACGGAATTTTCGTATGACCGCCGCGCGCAGCTCTTTGGGCGTGTCGCCGTAGATATGCGCAGCCGCTATTCCCGCGGCGTGAAAGCTCTCGGCGGTAGCCTTGCTGTGGTTCACCGAAGCGCAGTAGCATATCGCTTTCCTGCCGTCAGCGAGCTTCTTGTAATACTTAATAACGTCGCCGAAAACCGCCTTTTTTATCATCGCCTTTTCGATATCGGAGGTGACATATTCGCCGCGCCGAGTTTTAAGCTGCGTAAGGTCAGCGATGTCGGGCGCGTAGTAATCATATGGCGCAAGGCAGTTATTTTCAATAAGCCACTTTGCCGAAACACCGACCAGCAATTTGTCATTGACGTCTCCAAGACCCCCGCCGCCTAATCGCGCGGGCGTTGCGGTAACTCCCACGCGCAGCACGTTCGGGAAACGCTCGTAAATTTTCTTGTAGCTTGCAGCAGGGGAGTGATGGTTTTCGTCCGTCATTATCAGCGCGGGAGATTTCAGCTTAGAGAGCCGCCGCGCCGCCGTCTGTACCATCATAATATCGCACAGCAGCATATTCACTCCCCATCCGACGAACGTTCGCGTTATTTGTTCCACGAGCTCGCGGCGGTGGACGAGGAACATCACGCGCTTTCCGTTCGCGGTAGTGCGCCGCGCGATCTCGGCGAGTATGCAGGATTTTCCGCCGCCGCACGGAAGCACGATACACGGCGCTTTGTAACCCTCGCGCCAAGACTGCCTAAGCTGCTCGACGAGGTCATTCTGATACGGTCGGAGCTTGTTCATTATTCACCGCCTTTTTGGCGCATGATGAACACAAAATACGTCCGAACATCGCGGACGATTTTTCGGCGATCTGCGTTACGGAATATTTCGTGTTCGCTGTGATAAGCATACCGCAGTCCGCGCATTTAACGGGTTCAGCGCCGTTATTAAGCCATTCCGCAAGCTGTTTCCCGAGATCGGGAGTGATAATGCCGCTCCACTTGTCTAGAAACGTTGTGTCCTTTGACGCGCTCGCGATATGGTCGCGCCCGATCTGAAGAACAACGTCGAACTCATACTCAGCGTTCTCGCGCTGCACGGGAGCAAGCCCTATCTTAACAGGCTGCATTTTGCCGCGGTCGTTTTCCTCCATAGCATACGCCATTTTGGTGCGCATTGTAATTATCGTATGGCACGGAACGGAGAGGATCGTATTCAGCAGATTATTCTGGATTTTTCCCGCCTCGTCCCATGCCGTGTAGTCGTTCTTTCCTTTTTGTTTGGCTATCTGCGATTTGATATCGAGAACTCCGCCCTCGTTATCCCACGCGTGCGAGAAGCTGTCGACGATAACAACGCCGTCCTCTCCGACAATCTCCGCCGCCTGATTGACGTAGCTTATATAACGCTCGGGCGAATACGGTGGATTAAGCGCGGCATACAAAAACACTCCCGTACCGAGGTCGGAACGTTCCGCATAAAATCTGGCGCGCTCGTGCTCTGTGTCAATAAGCGCGATTTTACCCCAGTCGCCCGTGATACCATACGCCAGATAAAGCGCCGAAAGCGTTTTACCCGCTCCCGACGGTCCGACAAGCGCGATACGGGCTTTGGATTTTTTCCGTGTTACGGATTCAAAAATACTCATAATTCCCTCACTTAATAATCATTGAAATATTGTCGCGCAGCTCGGCACCGCTTACGTTTTCGCCCGCCTTGATAGCAGCTTTTATTGCGGTCTTGTCGGGTTTGGACGGCTGCGGTATCAGGAACTTATCCGGTACGGCCGAGATGTCGATGACCTCAGTCGACTGCGTTTTCCGATATGTTATCTGAACGCGTGCAGTGCTCATCTTTTCGCCGCGCAGTTCCTCAAGAAGTGTTTGATACAGCTTGTCCCGCGTTGCTTTAATGCGTTCTCGGCGCGCCTTGAGATTATCCTCTTCGGCTTTGACCGCCGCGATCTCCGCATCATAATTCTTGACCGCAAGCGCATAGCTTTCAAGTTTTGCCGAGCGCTCCAATTCAAGGTCCCCAAGCGCGTCGAGATTCAGCACCTCGCCCGTTTCGGGGTCGACGTTCTCCTCAAGAAATGCCCTGATCTGCGCATTTATCTCATAAAGTGTCATCTTAACCCCTCCAATGTTTTCTTGTGATTCTCTAGCATTTCCACCGCCATTCCCGCGTATTCCGAATGGTCAGCAACGAACTTTGCAAGCGCATTTATCGCACGTTCCGCACTTACGCGATATGCCGTGAACACATCGTTCATGCTGTCGCTCTTTCGGGAGTTGTCAAGCTGATTTTTTAACTCGTCGATCTCCTTTGACAGCTCGCGTTTCATCTCGATATACTCGCCGTCCGCGCGCTCGAGTTTCTCGTTATAGTCACTTACCGTCTTTTCGTATGCCTTGAGATCAATACACCCGGCGGGTATTTTTTCGTGGTGTTCTATCACTGTTTCGATAGGTCGGTTCTCAAGCTCCTTGATCTTGCTTTCAAGCGCGATCTTCTCCTGCTCGGCAGCGGTGTTTTTGTCTCGAAGCTCCTTGATCTGGCGCTCCAATTCACGCACGGAGGTGTTTTCTACGTCATTGTTCTGCGTGATCTCGATGCGCTCCGTTTCGGAAAGCGTGGTCAAAAGATACAGTTTTTTGTATCCGATTTGTCGCCCCGGGGCGACAAAATCACTCGGTAATTTTTCAACAATAGCTATATATTTATACACATTTTGTCTGCTTAAACCCGTTTCCTGTTCACAATAATCTCCGAAATCCGAGTAACCCAGTTCCTTATACAGCTTGTCGTCACGCATTTTCTTAAATCCGCTGCACATCTCGTACAGCGACTGTTGTGCCAACTGTGCGGCAGCCTTGATCTTGCAGTTAAGGTTGACTGCCAATGTGTATTTCTCCGTTACCTCACCGGGTGTTGCCGGAGGGATCTTCATCTGTGGTTTAATCACTGCTATCACCTCCCGTAATGTTCTCTGATGTATTCCCGTTCGAGAAACGCTTCGTATTCCTCCGCGGCAGCCTCCTCGCGGGCTTCTTCGCGGCGGAGCTCTTCGTCTGTGTCGATCTCGTCGACGGTGCCGTCGATATCGTCGAAGTGGTATCTTGTCATTGTGTCACGTCCTTTCCATCCATCTTCGTACCTTCGCCGCTTGACAGCTTCTCTCCTTGTATAACTTTCAATACTTCTACTTTGTCGGGAGCGAGGCAGAATGTGCATTCCGGCTCGTATTCTCCCGCTTTCCACGCTTTCGCGAAGTTCTCCAAACTGTCATATAAGCAGATTCCAGCTTCTTCCTCGCTCTGGTGCATAGTCAGCATAACAGCTTCATCATCTTCTTTGTTCCAACTGGCAAGATGATAGCTTTCGTAATTGTCGTAATCCCACGTTGAGAAAAAAAGTTCGCGACCGTCTATTTGATAGCCGGTGTCTTTCACTTTTCCGCGAATAATATTAGGAAAATATCCCATTTCACACACCCTTTCTGTCAATAAAATAAACGTATCTTTGCTTCATCTCTTGCGGAACTCCGTTGTCACGCTTTCGCGATCCTGTCCAGATTGTGCCGCCAGCCTCGCCCTCGCAAACGAAATTCGAGGCTTTGAGGCTTGCACCGTTTTCGCTTGCAAGAATGTATGTAATAACCTTTTCATACCCCATTTCGCGAGCGATACGAACACACGCGCCATACAGTTTAGAGCAGACGTTCCGCGTTCCGTCTGTACACAGGCGAGTGATTTCAAGCGTTTTGCCGTCGTCAAGGTGTCGGCTTACGGGTCTGCCGCATATCGCTACGCCAACAAGCTGTTCTCCCTCTTTGCAGCCGATACAAAACTTACAGCCCTGCGGAGATTTATGGTGTCTGTGATATTGCTCCACAAACTCGGTTGCCTCTCTAAAGGTTATTGGTATTATTTTCATTCGATGTCCTTTCCGTCCATTTTCGTACTAGGCTTCCAGTGTGTAGGCGAATAATAGACATACATGGATTTATCAGGAAACCACCAAAGATTTTTGTAGAAAACCAACTGTGTTTCATTTCTGATCCCGTTTTTATCGTCTATTTTTGTGTCAACAATTTGATTTTCGGGAGGCATTTGCTCTGATATTGAAATCCAATTATTGGGGTTTCCGTCCATTACCGCGCCACAATTGCAAAACGATCCTTTGACGTTTACGTACCTGCCACATATGGAACAACGAAAAATTTGTCTGCTTGCTTCGTTCAAATCGTGTGTCCAAGTATTCGCAGTGCTTATCCAATGCCCGTGTACAACCGGGCGAACATCGGCGGCAGGCATAAGATCAATGCTTTCAATAAAAAGATCCTTAATCATTTCAAGTATTTCGAGATTTTCGCTATCTAATCTGTCCTTTAATCTGTCATTGGTATCTTTAACTGCCGATTGTATAGTGTTTTTGAGCAAATCCGCGTCAATGTAATGTGTCATTATCAGCCCTCCTATTGAAGTTTTTGATAGGATTTTCCGCTTCGACCGCGTCGGGAGTTACTTGCTTATCGCCGCCGAAACTGACGAGCGCCCGGCACTCTTCATTGGAGCAAAGGAAAAACGTAACGTTCTTCGTCCCGCGGAATGCGGACACGGACACGCCGCAGAACGGGCACGGCTTGAGTTTAATCTCGTCCATCGTCGTATACCTCGCTTTCCTCGTCCTCAAACTCCAGATTGCGACCAACGTACATTCCCGCTATCATAAGCAACAGTCCGTCGACCCCTTTTCCCAGTGAGGTCCATAATTCCTTGATCCCGTATGTAATATGCTGATCGTTCAGATAATCCGTATGACCTATTGCGCCAAACAGTACCAACAAACCGAGCCAGAACAGAATATTCGTGATGATAAGCCGTTGCTTGGTTTCCTTTTCACTCATGGCTTGTCCTCCCGTACTATCTGATCCAACATTACTTTCGTGTCCGCTATCGACGCCTCGATCATGATTATCTCATGCTCGCAATCCGTCAGCAGCTTGTCCAACCACGCAATCTTTGTTTTGTCGGTGCGGTCGCCGCGCATATCCATATACTTCACCGCTTTTGCTTCAACGTCGCACTTGCGCATGTTAAGTACTCTAATGATATAAAGGAGCCGATCTTTTGTAAATCCCACTGTTTACACCTCCATAATAGGGCTTGTCCGCCCTTTAAACGTCCTTGCGAATTTACTTCGCGGCATTTTCAAGCGCCTCGCGCTCCGCAAGACGGCGACGGATCTCATTGTTTATCGCCATTTCCCGCGCAACATCGAGAACGCGCTGTTTGCGCTTTTTCATTTCCTCCTCGGGAACACCCGCGATTGCGCTGTCGTCCACCTCGATAAGAGCGCCCGCTTTGGTTCTGAATGTCTTGATTATCGCCATAATAACACCTCCCGTTAAATTCTATGCTTGCGGTGTTTGTACAGTTGTCAGCCGTTGATCTCTTTCAGCAGAGCCGCCGCGTATTCGATCATCTCTCTGCCGTTGGTGTTGTCGCATTCTGTAATGGTTTCTACAAGGCAATCCTTGAAACCATTACAACTTCGCAAGAGAAATCATAGCTGCGGTTAAAGCGGGCAATGTTTCCAAGGATTCATACCTATTTAAGCACATCTTGCTCGCTTCGGAAAGACAGTTCATCTGCTTCGCAAATATTTCTTTGAGATCGATTTTTTGCCGATTTTGCGCTTCCCCCGCAAGGTCGGCTATTTCTTTTGGCGTACCCTCAATATCGATTTTCAACATTTTCACCCCCTAACCGATTGTTTTTTTC